TCTACCATAGATTGTATAACTGTTGATTCCATAACTTCTCCTATAATCATTATTTATTTATTGCTGAGGTTCCTGCCCAGGAGGCAATTGACCAGGCGGCATGCCAGGCATTCCTATCGGTGGCGGTGGAGGTTCTGTCTCTATTTGAGCTTTCATCTCCTTCATTTCTTTATCCGACATTCTCAAAATATTTTTCATAACATATGCTTGGCTATAATATGCGCCAACAAAAGGTTGAATTTGATTCAACAGATCAATTCTGTTTCTCAAATTCTCAGCATTTTTCATTTCTTCAAAATACTGATCCTGAGCATATCGATAATCTATTTCATTCTTTATTGAGTTCCAATCTTTTTCTGTTAAAACACCCTTTAACAACAACTGAGTTTTTAACAAATCATTGAATAGCTCATTAAATTTTACTCTGAGTCTGCCGACAAATTTAGCAAATTTTAATTCATCTCTAGTAATCTCTGTTGCTCTGCCAAACGATATACCTGTTTGGGGTTGCATTCTTGATAACGGAACATTTAATGCCTGATATAATTTAGTTTGAAAATAATTAATATCGTCAATCTGACCTAAGTTTTCGCCGCCAGGCAATGTAGTAATTTCTGTACCTCTGCCGCCTTCTCTTCTAGGCAACCAAAAATCTTCCAACATAGACATAAATTTACGATCGTCTCTAACTTCTCCAGTACTGGAATCATAAACAATCTTATTTCTATAGCGAGCCATAATATCTTTTAAATATTGCTCTGCTTTCAATTTTGGTAAATTGCCCACATCTATATAAAATATTCTTCTCTCAGGTGCTCTTGCCAATCTGTAAATAACTAAAGAATCTTCCATCATCTTTAATTGATTCACAGGTTTAATTGCTTTATGCAATTGACCTAAAACTACATTCTTATCCAAATCCATTATACCCGAAGGTACAAATGTAATAGCATCTAAAGAAATTCTTATGCCCTGATTCGCAGCATGTGTAGTAAATCCTGGATTATAAGTGATACCTTTTTCATTGTATAAGAAATACTCTTCAACAGACTTAATAATCTCTACGCCACTATCTTTATCTTTTTCTTTCTTAACTTCACGTATCTTCTTTATTTTCCTTGGATCTAACACTATCGTCTCTAAAATACCACGTTTAGGATTTTTAGTATCTACGATCTTTTGAAAGTATAATCTACCATCTATGTACCATCTTTTAAAATAATCAAATCCTTTGGTATCAAATTCAATCATTTTCATCAATGCAGTAAATTCATCAAGGATAGTATCTTTAATATCGTCAGGAATATCTAATCTATCTAAATTAATTTGTACTACAGCCTCATCGTCTATAGCAGCAATTGCTTCAGTTAATATTTCATCTATTGCTGCAGATGTATCTGAATACATTGCACATTCGCGATATCTGGTAATAAGATCATATTCAGATTTTGCGGTTGCATCTAAATCAACATACGTTCCAAAATATCCACCCGCTTGTACAGTGGATGCTCCATCGTCAGCAACAGGCGTGGCAAACCCCTGTAGTTTTCTGTCTATAGGAGGTTCTTCATCCTCTCTACCAATAGTAAAGCCAAATAGTTTAATTGCCATAATTTAATTCACTTTTTAAAATTAACCTAATGATGTTAATGCGTCGACCAATTGTTGTGCTGGATTATTAGAGAATTCAAAAGATTGATACTGGAATGATACACCAAATGTCGACAACTGATCGTTGGATCCAAAATCTAACGCAACTGCTCCCAAGTCTACAGGGAAGGCTCCTAATAATTTATATTGTTTTAGAACTGCGCCATTACGATCCAATTGGGAAACAAACATATCTGTTTGATATGTGGCTGGTTGTAAAGCACCTGTCTTGTTAGCAAGATCTTCTATTCCGTTCATCCATTGTTCAATGGCTGTTCTAATAGTAAATCCTGAGTCGTTTAGAACTGTACAGTTAAATGGAGCAAACTCTCTGTCGCCTGCCATTTTAACTAATCGTCCGCGATAATAAACTGGAGCAACCCCGATGGTTTGTCCTGGTAATTCCGCAACACTAACTAAAAAGGGCGCCTTTGCAAGAGCAGCAGTTCTTCCCGAAACATAGTTAGGGAAGGTCATTTGAACTGCAAACTGATTCGGTCTTGCGCCGCCGTTTGTAAGTTCTGCTTTAAATCGTTCTACATTAAATGGTATTGCCATTTTTATTATTCTCCTGTTATGCGCCTACTTCTTCGAAAGATACGCCAGTTCTTGTAGCTATAAAGTTCAACTGGATAAAGTTAATCGATCTTGCAGGCTTGATGTAAATATCTGCAACAAATTGATTTCCATCAATTACAGAAGCTGGGTTGTTTGTTTCGTCGCAAACAACTTTAAAGTCTGTAATACCTCTGCGACCTTGTACATCTCTTAAGAATGGTTCTACAAGGTTTCTAAATTGTCCGCGAGTAAATGGATCATTAAATTCAAATAACTGGAATTTAGATGCTGTAGAAATTGCTTTTTCAAGAACAATAAACAATCTACGTACGTTAATACGATCAAATGCGCTTGGTCTTGATTGTAGAGTTTTATCACCAAACAGCAATGTTCCTTGTCCTGGGAATGTTACTACAGGATTTACACCCTTCTTGTACAATGTATCTCTATCTGTCTTGGATGGAGAATATGCCAATTTAACTACATTCTTAATAACACCTCTATTATATCCCGCAGGAGAGAACCAAGGATCTGCAATGTAATCTGTTCTTGCTGCAAGACCTGCAATATCCCCGTTCAATGGAACATAACGATATTTGTCGTTATAACGATCGTACTGATATTTCCAACCAGAATCTAAAACAGCATAAGAAGAATCTGTTAAAGTATTTCTGTAAGAAACAATATTATCTGCAGGAGTTGTAGAATTAACAACTGAAGTGTATGGAGGTGATACAAATACTACAGCATCTCGTCTGGTTGACGCAATGCCAATAACGCTATTAACTACTGATACATCTGTAGTTGGTCCCATTGGGATTAAGCTAACATCATACAATTCGTCATTAGAGAAAAGATTATATCCAATTGATACATTTCCTGAAGAAACACTATCTGAAGAAACCCCGCCGGATAAAGTATTTGTAACTGCAGAACTTAATACTGCAAATGTTTTATTTGAACCAGATGTTCCCCAGTTTGTACCTTGTGAAGGATGATCCATCCACCAAACATAATTAGATTGATTATTAATTACGTCTCTGTAATAATTGGTTGATCCATCGGAATTTTTAGCATCAGATGCTTTAGATAAGAATGAGAATTTTTCAAGTACATAACCAGATGTACCTGACCAAGTTCCATTTGAATCCACAACAATAACGTGCATCTCGTCCAACGATCCACTCTTACCAGAAACGTATGCAGATGTTCCTGGAGCAGAATCAAAATTAGCAGCATATTGCCATGTGCTAAATGTATTAGAATCCGCCATTGAAACTCTAATAGAGTTTCCTAATTCTCCGGGATACTTAGCAGCAAATTCTCCAACTGTTGCAGATCCATTTTCATAAGTTGCCTGATAAAAATCTCGATTTGTAATTAGTGTAGGATTTGATGTAACTGTTGCATTTGCAGGAGTACTAAATCCTGCAACTGTACTAACTGTAACTGTAGGAGCAGAACCATATCCTGTACCAGGATTAATTAGATTTACACTGTCAATTAAATATTCTACTACTGCTAATATATCTGCATTTGTAGTAATAAATCCAATGTCAGATGTGGCAGGTGTAACAGTTACATTAGGATTTCTAATATACCCAGAACCTGTATCTACTAAAGTTACACTTGCAATGCCGCTATTGATACGAGATTGTAACGCAGCATTTGCGCCACCTAAACTATTATTTCTGTTAACTGTAAGAATTGGCTGATAACTATATCCGCCGGGACCAGTATTATCAATTACTACGCTATCAACATAACCATGTCCTATATTTGCTACAACAGAAGCGTCAGAACCAGTATTTCCATCTCTTCTATTAATAATTACATTGGGAGTAGATATATATCCTGAACCCATACTAGTAATTACAATACCTGTTATTGTATTTCCTCCGCTTAGAACTAACGATGCTGTAGCATGTGTCCCATTTTCTGCAATATTTCCGCTAAATTGTATATTTGCTTGTGGCCCATAATTTGTCCCGCCGTTTGCCACACCTACTTGTATCAATTTATATCTAACAACTAGATTTGCTCTTGCACCGGTTGCTGCTTGATTTTGAATTACCACATTAGATGTGGATGTATAATTATTACCGCCATCTATAACGTAAATATTTGCAAGAGCCCCTGACCCTAGTGCAACAGTTGCGGTAGTTCCAGTACCACCTGCCGCTGCTTCAAACGATAAGCTTGGCGCAGTATTATATCCTTGTCCTGCATTATTGATAAGTAATTTTGCAACATTCCCTGTTGTTTCTAAAACAACATTTGCAGTAGCCTGTGTTCCGCCAGCAATTGGATTTTCAATAATAACATTAATATTTGATGCTGTTAAGAATGTGGTAGTTGTTACATTAGTTGGACCACCCACATCTGTAGCTAAGGTAATTCCTGTGATTATTCCTGTGGGGGTAGAAACTGCGTTTCTTGATGTTGATTTATCTACAACACGAACAACTTTAAGATTGTTTCCATATGACAAGAAATTTGCTGCGGTAAAGAAATATCCCGCAGTTGTGTCGTTTGGTCTACCAAAAGTACTTACTAAAGAACTTTCCGAATCTACGGTCGTAACTTCTTCCACAGGGCCCCATTGGAAAGCGCCTGTAAACGCTCCTGCAGTGGTTGCAACGGAAGGAACAAAGGTTGTTCTATCTTCTTCGGTTACTACAACGCCAGGTGAAAGCTGAAATGCCATCTTCTTCTCCTTGATAATTTTATAGATGCGTCTATAATTTGATTTCTATTTATTTATAATTATAGTCTTTTAGACATTTTCAAGGAATTTTCTTTGTAATTCTTGTATTTCATCTTGAGATTTTGAACCAACATTAAACCAAATAGCATCCGACATAATCTGCGGAGCTTCGTGTTCGGGAATTCCCGTATCTATAATACCAAACGGAGTAAGATTTTCTTCAATCTGTTTGAACTGTTCTTCGTATAGAGCTTTTCTGAGATTTGAGTCTGTTAAATCCTTAAAGAATGATTCGTTAGTGGCCCATGAGAATAAGACCAAACACATAACTAAATCGTCCTGATATCCCTCATCTGCTTTATGACTTCCGCGGACTTCAATGAATGTGGATATTTCGTTAATAATATCTGGGTCGTGTATTAATAATTTCGTACCTTCAACCAAACTCTTAAATGAGGTACACCCTAATCGTTTTACTTGTTTAGTGGTTCTAACCCCAAGAGTCGCTCCCTGGGAGAATCCGCCAGATAAAAATTGCCCTGATTTACTATTACTTCCGACAAAGAACACATTCTCATATTCCAAATCCATATACAAAGTATCCGCTACTTGTTGCCCGTTATCATTAATCTCAACTAAACAATAAGCTTTGTTATAATCCTTGGCTACTTTATATATTATATTCGGAAAAAGAAGGGGGCTTATTTTATTGTTTCTATACTTCGCAACAACTTTAAAGGGATACGCGGTAATATCCATGACTGCAAATGCGGAGTAATCCCCACCAACTCCACGCGAGGTATCCGCTACCAACATATAAACTTTTTCTTCTTCCGGTTCGTCAAACACATCTAAACCATCTTTACTGTAAACATATGGTTTGACTGACATTCTTCCAATAGTATCAGGATTGATAAGTGTATTAGATGATCCCAAGAATCTGCATAAAACCTCTTGGTTGAACTTAAGCTCGCCCAATAATGCTCTTTGTTCTTCCGCCCATTTTTCAGTTCTACCAGGAATCTCACTGTAAGGAATAAACATAGGAACAAATCCGTTTAATCCCTGTTCTGCTTCATTCCAGAATTTCCAGAAATGATTATATCCAAGTGGAGTAGAAGTTAAAAGAATCTTTGTAGTTTCACCTGCAGAAACAACTGGATAAACAGATGTAAAGAAATCTTCAGCAACATTATTTGGAATAATTGCCGCTTCGTCAATGTACAGCCAATTTACAGATTTACCTCGAATACCCGAAGAACTTGTTGCTGCAGTAAATACTCTAGATCCGTTTTCTAATTCTATATCGCCCTTGTTGAATGTTTTTACACCTTGCTGCATCCAGATCGGAAGCATTTCATACATCATCTCATATCTGTAAAGAACTTCTCTAGCAGCGGAGGATTTGTTAGCAAGAATAGCAACAGTTTTATTTGATTGAAATAAAGTGTACCAAAGTATACAAGCAGCAGAAGTAATGGTCTTTCCCTGCTGTCTGCCTTCCATTAGAATAACCTTACGATTATTCAATATGGTTAATACTTTTTTCTTTTGACAATCGTATAATTTAAATGGTATTAGGCCCTTATCCAAAGAAACAATTTGGCAATATTGTTCTATAAAG